ATGGGGTGCACAGTAAAGATGAATAAAATTAATGATAGGGATTTAACAGAATTAAGTAGTTACTGGGTTTATCAAAATATTGATATAAAAAAAGAATTTAAAGTTAATGGAAAAAGGTTTAAACAAGTAGACAGTTATAATGATGATAAGAATAGTAATTTGAATGGTGCTGCTGATATTAAAATATATGAGTTATTAGATGATAAAAGTAAACCAACTGGTCAACAGACAATAATTTATCAAGGAACATCTAATGAGGCAATTAATCCAAATAATCCATTAAAATCATCGGGGTTTGGAGATGATTGGCTCCAAAATGCTAAATTAATGAATAATGATAATGAAAGCACAGATTATTTAAAGCAAACAGATCAATTATCAAATCAATATAAAAAAAGTTAGAAGATGCAGATAGATTATCAAATAGTGATTTTTTAAAAAAATATAGAATGGAATCAAGTAACTTCAAAAACAAAACCATTGTGGCGGATGGCGGTAATTCGGAAGGCGGTGCAGGAGCAAAATATCAAGGAGCGAAACATCCAAATGAAAAAGTTGTTGCTACTGACCCAGCAATGGTACCTTATGCTGCTTGGCAGAAATTTGCTAGACCACGCTTTGATAATATGATTAGTTTTAATAGTACCAACGATCTATTAACATGGTTACAAGATCCATTCATCAAAGATATGCCGGGAAAACGCGTTAACATTAGTGATGGTGTGCCCAGGTTAGATGCTTTAATAGACAGCCATGTAGGTTATAAAAGGAAGTTAAATAGAAAAGATAACACATACGATACTGTACCACTAATCAAAATTAAGTCGGTAAAAGATACAGAAATTAAAAATGGAAAAAAAGTAAAAAAGACTATTAACATAACATTAGATATGGATGGGCGAATTCCAATAAATGTTTGGACAGGAGATTCGATTGCACGTTCTGGAAGAGGAACTTTAATTAAACTTAATTTAGAAAATCTTGATGCGTTGAGTAAACTGATTACTGGTGAAACTAGTGGTATGTTAGCAGAATGCGTAATCTTTTTAAATGAAAGTTTTAACATCTCAGAAAATGAAAATAAAAATTTTGCAGATAGAAAGAAACAATTATCAGAAGGATTTAAGGATAAGATTAACTTATTTCAATTAGAAGAAATGGAAAGAACTTTAATTAGTAAAATAAACTCACTTGAAGAAGTTGCAGATGAAACAATAGAAAGTATTAGTGCTGTTAAACACTTATTACCTGATTTTGCATTGGATGCATTAAAAGAAAGAATTAATGAGTTGTTTAAAGGTATAAAATCTTTTATAGAAAAAGTGTATGATAGTATAGATAATGAAATTTTAGAAATTTTCAAAAATATTGATCATGACTTCAAGGATGGAGTATCTGAAGAAATGATGAAACATTTGAAAGTAGTAAAACAGAATATTCAGCAAATAAAAAATCAAAATGATATTTATGGTAGGCAAATTGCAGATATTAGAAGTATTATGAAGCAACAAGATGCAACAATTTTAGATGGAAATTATCAAATTAATTATAGCTGTGAAAATATGGTGCAGGGTCTAGCTTTACCTTCTAATTATTTAGGAAGAAAAATGAAAATATTAAAAGACCATATCGATGATGGTATTAAAAAAATAGCAGACTATGTTCAAGGTATATATGATGAATATGCATCGAAAATTGTCGATGTAATAAAATATTTGATTAATACAATTCCCAAAATACGTAAGAATTTAAGACATGCAATTGAAATGTTAAATGTAAAAAAGAAAGAATTTTTGTCCCTGATTCCTAATGTAACTTGTAATTATATTAAAACTAAATTAGAAGAATTAGATAATACTTTAGGCAAATGGGAGCCTTTTCTTAATGATTTAAAAGCAGTGTCACCAATTTTAGATAACCATTTAGATGATATTGTTAAGAACATGAAGCCTTTGATTGTACAAATGATATTTGAACCATCACATTATGATGATATGTTTATTTCAAGAAAAGCTTTAACGCCAGTGTTCTCAAGCGTTTTATAAAGCTTGTAAAAAATATAAGGGCAAAAAAAGGGCGGATTTAAGCTAACTTGGAATGTTTTCGAGTTTTTGAGTTAGTTCTCTATCCATTTTTTCAGTTACATGAGTATATATGCGAATGGTTGTTTTTTCATCTACATGTCCTACCCTTTTCATAATTGCTTTTAAAGAAACATTCATTTCTACTAATAAAGTTATGTGTGTATGTCTAAATGTGTGCGTGGTAACTTTCTTATTCATATTTAAAGCTTTTGTAGTTTTCTTAAGCACACCGGTGATTTGATTATTACATAAAGGATTCCCTTTTTTTGTTGTGAATATGAACCCTCTGTCAACATAGCTCGAATTCCATCTTTTCAACATTTTGTTTTCCAGTATTATCTTTTTAAAAATTTCTACGGTTCTAGAATTGATGCTGATACTTCTTTTTGAACTTATAGTCTTTGTAGTGTCTTTGTATCCGAATCCTTCCTCGTATTTAATGCGGTGAATTGTACCTGTTATATTGATAGTTTTGTTTAATAAATCTATATCTTTTTCCTGCAGTGCTTGTAGTTCTCCTATGCGCATACCAGTTAAAGCCTGTACTTCTAAGATGCTGGCAATTAAAATGCGATTTCGCTTGTGTAACTTATTATCATTTAGTATATGATCACGTATCTGTAGGACTTGGTTCATTTCTAAATAGTTGTACATTTTAGATTCATCTTTTTCGATATCCTCTATTGTTTTTCTTCTTTTAGGAATTTTGACATTAGTTAACAAATATTCATTTGGATAATTGTAAAATTTAACTGCATATTTAATAGCTCCTTTCATATCTCCGAGTTGACGGGTTACTTGATTTTGAGAATAGATATCTGATAATTTATTAATAAATATCTGCATATATTTTGTATCTAGTTTGTTTAAAAGCAAGTTCTCAGAGCTGTATCGTTTAATGTTTCTAATTCTTATTTTTATATTATTAAGAGTAGTCAACTTTGAACCTGATGTTTTTATATGATATTCAAGCCATTCATCTAATAGCGCGTGAAAAGTCAAAGTTTTTAATTCGCTTGACGACTTGTTGTTCAGTTTTTCTTTTATTTTTTCTTCTAAACGAAACATTGCTTCTTTTTGAGATTGTTTTGTATTCTTGTTCAACACAACACTTACGCGCTTCCATTTATCTGTGTAGGGATCTTTATACTTCTCGTAGTATCTGTATTTAGTTTCGTTATTTTTGTTTTTAAATTTTTCAATCCACATGTTTATACCTCCTGCAAGAACGTATGTTCTATAAAATATTAAAAAATAATAAGGGTAGTCGGGCTACCCGTAATTTAGTACTAGGTACTAAATATGTTATAATAAAATAAAAAGTAGGTGATAAGATGACTCAATTTCTAGGGGCGCTTCTTCTTACAGGAGTTTTAGGTTACATACCATATAAATATCTAACAATGATAGGTTTAGTTAGTGAAAAAAACAAGATTATCAATACTCCTGTATTATTGATTTTTTCTATTGAAACATGTTTGATATGGTTTTATACTTTTATAATTTTTAATAATGTTGATTTAAAAAATTTGAGTTTACTTCAGTTGCTTACAGGTCTAAAAGCAAATATTTGGTTTCTAATTATTTTTGTTTTAACAGTGCTTGTATTTAATCCTTTAATTGTTAAATTCATTATCTGGTTAATTAATGAAACAAGAAAGTTTATGAATTTGGATTGTATAAGCTTATTAGACAAAAGAGACAAGTTGTTTAATAACAACGGTAAACCAGTATTTATAGTTATTAAAGACTTTGAAAACAGAATCATTGAAGAGGGTGAACTTAAAACCTATAATTCAGCTGGTAGCGATTTCGATTTACTAGAGGTTGAGCGACAAGATTTCAAAGTATCTGATTTACCGTCAAACGATGAATTGTATATTAAACATACACTTGTAGACCTTAAACAACAAATTAAATTGGATTTATATTTAATGAATGAATACTAATCTTTTTTCTTAGCTTTTTCTGATAAAGTACTTTTTAAGTTTTCGCTGGCACCCGGCTTTTCAAAACTTTTGTTTATTGGGTTACTACGGGTAGCTTCTTGTTTTTTGTTTTTATCCGCCATAAAATTCTCACCACCATTCAACGTCTACACTAGTAGGCGTTTTTTGATTTTTATATTAAAGGGCTATAAAAAGCTGTTAATACTTCAATTCTTTAATCCACATATATTTAAAAGTGAGGTAGTAGGTAATAAATATAAGACTTAAAGTTAAGATTGCTTTTTTCATGTCAATTTCTCCTTTGTTTATATTTATATTAAATCACTAAATAGACGTTATTAATCACAATACAATTAATTGATTGTAAGATACTTAGTCGTATAATTCTATATACCTATTAGTAAATTCTTCTGCTGTTATTTCTCCATTTTCTTTTTGTTGTTGAAGTTTAGAAGCTTCTTTTTGAATTGCATCGTATTTTTCACGAGAATACCCATATTTTTCCATCTCTTTATAATTAGCTTCGTTTATTTGTTCTTGTTGCTGAGGTGGGACACAACCACCAACTGTGCATTGTGTACCATCAGGTTTTGTGTAACCTATAACGTCACCTGCGCCTTGTGCTTGGTACCAAGTATTACCATCTGCATCTACCATGCCGTTAACATTGTGACCATTTTTTACTCTTTGTGATATTTCGTCTTTAGTTAAAGGTCTATTGGTTTGTTGATCGTTGTTAACGTTTGTGTTGTTCTCGTTGTTTACTTGATTATTGTTATCGTTTTGATTAGCATTTTCTTTTTTCGCTTCTGCTTTTTCTATATCTTCTATCGTCTTACTCTTCTTTGGTAGTGTGACGCTATTTAATATGTGTTCGTTTGGATAATTGTAAAATTTAACGGCGTATTTAATAGCTTCTTTCATATGTCCAAGTTGACGCTTTACCTGATTTTCAGAATATATGTTTGATAATTCGTTAATAAATGTTTGCATGTACTTTGTATCAATTTTGTTTAAAAGTAAATTTTGAGAACTGTTCTTTTTGATGTTTTTGATTCTTGTTTTCAAATTATCAAGCGTCGTTACTTTAAAGCCAGATGTTTTTGTATGATATTCAAGCCATTCATCTAATAGTGTATGAAAAGTCAAAGTTTTTAAAATGCTTGATGACTGGTTATTCAATTTTTCTTTTATCTTATCTTCTAATCGAAACATTGCCTCTTTTTGCGATTGCTTTGTATTCTTATTCAAGACAACACTTACACGTTTCCATTTATCTGTATACGGATCTTTGTATTTCTCGTAGTATCTATACTTCGTTTCATTGTTCTTATTTTTAAATTTTTCAAACCACATTTTACATCCCTCCTCAAAATTGGCAAAAAAATAATAAGGGTAGGCGGGCTACCCGTTATTATAATTCTTTTAGAAATTCATCGAATGTTGTAAGGTTATATAAATTTCTAATAGATTTCATAGCTTTATTTATAGAAGTTTGATTTTTTTTGAGTCCTATTCCGTCAGTCACCCATATAAACTCTATATCTTCATAATTTTGCAATTCTTTATTCAATTCTATAAATCTTTCTGCTTCGGAATTTATTTTGCTACCAGACGTATTAAAAAAGTTAACTTCCAAGCAATAAGTAACATCGTCTTTATTAAAAACAAAGTCAAAAGTTTTATCTTTAATTCTATTCGCATCGATTATTTCCTTGTAAGGCACTTCTTTTCTGAATGTGATATCGTTTTCTTTAAGTAAATTTGCTATTTGATTCATCATCCATGTTCCAGTGTAATTCTTTTTATCATTACTACTCAATCCAACTTCGAGACCTAATATATAGTCTAAGACATTTTTATATCTATTATTCATAAACAAGTTTTCTCTTAAACCGCTTTCGACTAGAAAATCGAAAACAGTTTCTTTTTTATCAAAACCATATTTTTTAGCCTCTCCATCACTTGACCAATATTCAATTTGTTTATTACGGGATGATATGAACAGCGGTAAAATATCAAACGATTCGGCTCTTTGTGAATAAAGACGTTCGAATTTTTCTTCGAATTCAAATTCGTCACTTGCCATTAATACATTTAAATCATTTAATTGTAATTCATACTCTCTTACATTTTCTTGCAATTTTTCCCATTTTACATATTCTTTGAGTACAAAAGAAGTAGGTTTTAATTGTTTATAAAACTTTGCTCTTTCAAATTCTTTTAGTTGTCTCTTGGTTGGTTTGTAATTTAATATTAAGACTTCATTAGTTGCGTTGCTTCTCTTTTGAGCGTCGGAATTAATGAATCTGTTTACTGGAATTTCATAAAAGTCAAATTGGTTATACAAAAATTGTATTAACTTAGTATTATGATTTGTCACAATCCATTTAACGCCTTTTTTATCTAATTCAATTAACCTTTCCGCTAGTTCTTTATGCTCTTTTTCATGAAACCCACCTTTTTGATAACTAGTGTATGCTTCGTCATACGGGCTATCGATAAAGACAAAATCATTTTCTTTAACTTTTTTTAAAGCTTCGTTAAAGTCTTCGTTTAATATTATGATGTTGTTTTCGTTAAAATATTTATTTAAATTTCTTAAGTTTGTTTCAGAAAATACAGTAGAGTTTTTTATCATGTCTTTTTTATTAAAAGGTACATTAAATTTACCTTGGCTATTTACTCTATATAAACCATTAAAACCAGTTTTGTTAAGGTATAAGAATCTTGCGGCTATTTCTATATCATTTAAATTGAGTATTTCTTGCTCTCTTACTGTCATATAAAAATCTTTAGCATTATTAGTGTTGTGCTGTTTTATCATATCTTTAAGTTCTTTAATTAAAGGTGTAATGTCATGTTTGATAACATTGTATGTTGTCATTAATTCATAATTAAGATCGTTAATTATAGCGTTTTTAGGTTGATTAGATAATAATGTTGCACCTCCGCCTAAAAACGGTTCATGATAGATAGCAAAATCGTTTGGTACGAGTGCATTAATCGCATCTAATAATTGTGTTTTTCCACCAGCCCATTTGACAATTGGTGACAATTTATAGTCTGACATCATTTCATCTCCTTTCAAATACTTATTTATTATAGTATACATTGGCATTGATTCATATGAATTTATTAAATCGCCACACAGGCGCTGTTAATCACAATAAAACATTATCAACCGACATCACGTTTTCGTTTCTACAGAAGTGAAGGTAGTTAATAATTTTAAGAAATCCATTTCACTTAAAATTTCAATGTCTTGTCCTTCACTTGATAATTTTTCTGCTTTTTTAATCTTACTTGACTTGGTATAGTTATGAGTTTTTTCTAGGTTTTCTAAATTACCGACAACGAGGTAGTTAGTTGACTTTTTTACAGAGGAATCGTAAACAGAACCAATATTAGTTACAGTTTGGGCTATTTCGTTCCGTGTGAAACCTTTTAACGCTCCGGTAAAACAAACATGTTTACCATATAATATATGATTTTTATCGTTTAACTCTTCATTGTATACTAGCTCTATTTTCTTATTAGCCGATTTTTTTATGAATCCATTCTGACCAAACACACCGTACTTAAAATTTTGGTTTTCGACTAAATCGTTCAAGTTTGCATCTTGGTCTTTTAATATGTTATATGCAATTTTGGCACACACTTTAGCATCATAAAAAGCATTGTGATATTCTTCGTTTTTAATGTCAAAATGTTCAGCTAAATCTTGGAGTCTATATGAAGGTAAATTATATAAATCTTTACTTAATCGATAAGTACAAAAATATTGATTGCTAGGTAAAGGTAGATTGTATTTTTTGAAAGAATCACATAGAGCATACATATCGAAAGATGTATTATGGGCTACTATTATATGGTTATCTAAGAATCTAATAATAGCTTCATGCATTTGATACATTTTAGGGGAATCCATTACGTCTTCTTCGGATATTCCATGTATAGAAGTGTTTATAGAAGAAAAATAAGTTTCAGGATTTATGTGAGTATAAATAGCATCACGCATTTTGTTGTCTTGAAATTTTAATAGTGCTATTGAACAAATAGAACTGCGTTGTTCGTTAGCTGTTTCGACATCGATCGCTACAAAATCCATTATAATCAGCCCCTTTTATTTGAATAGTTTTTGACTTGCTACAACTCTACCTACAATCTTAACCTCGTCATCTTTTCCATATACTTGTGGGTAGTGACTAGGATTGTTTGATTCAGGAATTAAAATAATTTGGTCGTTGTTGTAACGTATTCTTTTGACAGTACCGTTGTATCCATTGACTAATACAACACCTAATTGGCCATTCTCAACAGTCGAATCCTTTTCAACAACTACAACGTCTCCGTCTTGAAAGAGTTTATCCATACTATCCCCAGACACTTGCAATCCGAACTCTTCTTTATTAGAGTTCAAATTTTTAGTAGCAAAGTATATGTAGTCGATTAAATTCTCTTCTGTATATATGGGCATTCCCGCAGATATCTTTGATACAACCGGTATCTTTTTAACTGGTATGGTTTCAAGTTGAGGTTTCTCATCTTCAATACCCATGATATATGATGGAGATACTCTTAATGCTTTAGATAATTTTACTATTTTATCTCTCTTCATATTTTCGATATCGCCAGTTTCCCATTTTCTTACTGTGGATTTACCTACACCAACTAAATCTCCAACTTGTTCTAGAGTTAAATTCAATTCTTTACGTCTGCTTTTAATGTCTGGTTTCATTTTAAATTTCCTCCTAATAGGTATGTACTGAATATAACACTAAAGTTTCTTAAAAGCAACACTTATATAGGAAATAAAAACAAAAATGTATTTTTAGACACTTTTGTGTTGACTAGATTGATATTAGCATGTATCATTGAAGTATCCTAAAAGACACGGAGGTGTTGAAAAATGAACAAAGCGAAACTTTATTCTGCTTTAGCGATGAAAGAGATGCATGTAAATGATTTTTTAAAAGAATTGAATAATCATGGTTTAAAACTTTCTAAAAGCGCTTATTATAGTAGAATTAGAGGAGAACAAGAATTTGACATCAAAGAAATTAAGACGATAGTCAAAGTTCTTAATTTAACCAGAGAAGAAATGAACGATATTTTTTTTGGAGAATTGGTGTCCTAAAAGACACTTGAGGAGGCATAAACAAATGCAAGCATTACAAACATTTAATTTCGAAGAATTACCAGTAAGAACATTAACAGTAGATAACGAACCATATTTTGTAGGTAAAGATGTGGCAGAAATCTTAGGATACTCGAATACGCGTGACGCATTAAGTAAACACGTTGATGAAGACGATAAGGAAATTCTAACGTCGCGAAACACGACTTTAGAAAATTTGCCAAATCGAGGACTTACTGCAGTCAACGAATCAGGTTTATACAGCTTAATCTTCTCATCAAAACTAGAGTCAGCAAAACGATTCAAACGCTGGGTAACATCAGACGTCCTACCAGCCATTCGCAAACACGGTATCTACGCAACAGACAGTGTAATTGAGAACACGCTGAACAATCCAGATTACATCATTAACATTCTTACTGAGTATAAGAAAGAAAAAGAGCAAAACTTACTTTTACAACAAGAAATCGGAGAACTAAAACCCAAAGCAGACTATGTAGATGAAATCTTAAAGTCAACTGGCACATTAGCCACAACTCAAATCGCGGCAGACTACGGTATATCAGCACAAAAGTTAAACAAACTACTACACGAAGCTAGATTACAACGAAAAGTAAATAAACAGTGGGTGCTTTACTCAGAACACATGGGCAAGAGTTACACAGAATCAGACACTATAGCAATTGTACGCTCTGACGGTAGAGAAGACACAGTTTTACAAACTAGATGGACACAAAAAGGCAGATTGAAAATACATGAAATCATGACTGAATTCGGTTATGAAGCTAATTTAGGGGGAGCGTAAATGACACCAGAACAAAAAGAAAAGCTAAACAATATAGTATTAACACTTTATGCAGTTAAAGAAAACAAAAGTCAAACATACACACACAAAGATACTCTTACTGTGACATATGCAGGCGAGATTGAGCACACTTACGAAGTCGACAGAGAGAAACACCTTGAATCAATGATTGAGTGGGCAATTGACCAAATCGAACAGCACTTTGATTTAGACGGAGAAGAATAACACACAATTGAACAAACATCTTAAAAGGAGGAACAACAAATGTTACAAAAATTTAGAATCGCTAAAGAAAAAAGTAAATTAAAACTCAATTTACTAAAACATGCAAACAGTAATTTAGAAACAAGAAACAACCCTGAACTGTTGCGAGCAGTTGCAGAGTTGCTTAAAGAGATTAATCGATAAATTCTATGAATTCGATTTTAGCTGAAGCGATAGCTACTATTTTGTCTCCAACAAAAGTATATGAGCCATTAGTGAACAAGGAACTTTTAATTTTTTCTTTTGATATTTCAACAGTTCCGCGATGACCTGACTTTATCACTTTTTCTAAATTATCGATTTCAACAAATTTATCATTAGAAAGATATAAACAAGCTTTCATACTTATCACCTCCTTAGGTTGATAACAACATTATACACGAAAGGAGGAATAACAAATGAACATTCAAGAAGCAACTAAGATAGCTACAAAAAATCTTGTCTCTATGACACGGAAAGATTGGAAGGAAAGTCATCGAACTAAGATATTACCAACAAATGATAGTTTTTTACAATGCATCATTTCAAATAGCGATGGGACAAACCTTATCAGATATTGGCAACCTTCAGCCGATGACCTCATGGCAAATGATTGGGAAGTTATAAACCCAACTAGAGACCAGGAATTATTGAAGCAATTTTAGAAATGCTATCAATGATACTTTTTAAATTGTTTTTAAACTCATTTTCAAAGTAAACAACAGTCTTGTCTGAAATTGTTACATGATAAATAGTGTTACTAGCATACACGCCGTTTAGGAACCCAGAGTTTTTAAGTTTATTTAAATCGTATTTTACATCTTCGAAATGTAGTTTTTGAAAATACTTTGTATGTATATCTTTAGCACTTCCAAAATTATTGCAGGTTAATTTAACCGAACCTAACTTTACGCATTCTAAATAATCTTTGTAGAGTACGGACAAGATATATTGTTGGTCTTTAGTAAGTGTATCAAATTCATCAGATATCAAGGGCATGTTATCACCTCCTTAGGTTGATAACAACATTATACACGAAAGGAGCATAAACAAATGAACACAAGATCAGAAGGATTGCGTATAGGCGTCCCACAAGTTTCTAGCAAAGCTGATGCTTCTTCATCCTATTTAACGGAAAAGGAACGTAACTTAGGAGCGGAAATATTAGAGCTTATTAAAAAAAGTGATTACAGCTACTTAGAAATAAACAAAGTTTTCTATGCATTAGATAGAGAACTTCAATACAGGGCGAATAATAACAAACTTTAACATTATACACGGAAGGAAAGATAGAAATGCCAAAAATCATAGTACCACCAACACCAGAAAACACATATAGAGGCGAAGAAAAATTTGTGAAAAAGTTATACGCAACACCTACACAAATCCATCAATTGTTTGGAGTATGTAGAAGTACAGTATACAACTGGTTGAAAGATTACCGTGAAGATAATTTAGGTGTAGAAAATTTATACATTGATTATTCAGCAACGGGAACATTGATTAATATTTCTAAATTGGAAGAGTATTTGATCAGAAAGCATAAAAAATGGTATTAGGAGGATATTAAATGAGCGACACATATAAAAGCTATTTAATAGCAGTACTGTGCTTCACAGTCTTAGCGATTGTACTCATGCCGTTTCTATACTTCACTACAGCATGGTCAATTGCAGGATTCGCAAGCATAGCGACATTCATATTTTATAAGGAATACTTTTATGAAGAATAAAAAAACTGCTACTTGCGCCAACAAGTAACAGTGACAAACGATTAACAAAATTAATTCATGTTCAATATAAAACGAAACAAGGAGGAAGTCAACTATGACTAAAAATTATAAAGACATGACGCAGGACGAAATAAGAGACTTATTATCTAAAAAAAGCGGAGAATTGTATGAATTAGCGAAAGAAATTAAAGGAGAAAGTAAATTTGATATTTTGTTTTTCTCAGCAATAGGAGTTAGCGACGGAGATTTCATAAAAAGTTCAAGTTCTGCGCTTGGCAATGCTTTTAATCTTGCTGAATTATTGGATAATGCTACTAATTTCGACGATGTCATTAACGCCATTCAAAAACGTAAACTACAAAAATTTCTTGCTATAGATAACAACAAGGAGGACTAAAACAATGTATTACAAATTTGGTGAGATAAAAAACAAAATTATAAACTTTAAAGGGTTCGAATTTAAAGTGTCTGTAATGAAGAAGCATGACGGTATCAGTATACAAATCAAGGATATGAATAATGTTCCACTTAAATCGTTTCATGTCATAGATTTAAGCGAACTATATATTGCAATAGATGCAATGCACGACGTTGTAAACGAATGGATTGAAGAGAATACAGATGATTACGACAGACTAATTAACTTAGTCATGAGATGGTAGGAGGTCGCTATGAAGCAGACTGTAACTTATCTAATCAAGCATAAAGATGAAAATCTATTTATTACAAACCGACCAACCGAAGTGAACGACACAGTGAAGTATTCAACTGATATGCGAGACGCAAGAGAATTCGACGGACTAGACAAAACTGTTATTGATATGTCTAAGCACAAAGCAATCAAGAAAACAGTGACAGAAACAATTGAGTATGAGGAGGTAGAACATGACTGAACAAACATTATTTGAACAGTTGAACAGTAAAAACGTGAATGATCATACAGAACAAAAAAATGGATTAACTTATCTAGCATGGTCATATGCACACCAAGAGCTGAAAAAGATTGACCCAAACTACACAGTAAAAGTACACGAGTTTCCACATCCAGATATTAACACAGAAAATTATTTTGTACCTTATTTGGCTACACCAGAAGGCTATTTTGTACAGGTATCTGTGACTGTGAAAGATAGTACAGAGACTGAGTGGCTTCCAGTATTGGACTTTAGAAATAAATCGCTTGCTAAAGGTAGTGCAACAACTTTCGATATTAACAAAGCGCAAAAACGATGTTTTGTTAAAGCTTCGGCTTTACACGGTTTAGGCTTATATATCTACAACGGCGAGGAACTACCAAGTGCAAGTGACAACGATATTACAGAATTAGAAGAGCGTATCAATCAGTTCGTGAACTTATCTCAAGAAAAAGGGCGAGATGCAACTATCGATAAAACGATGAGATGGCTAAAAATATCTAACATTAATAAATTAAGTCAAAAACAAATCGCAGAAGCACACCAAAAATTAGATGCGGGATTAAAACAATTGGATAGTGAGGAGAAACAATAATGTTAAACAGAGCAGTATTAGTAGGACGCTTAACAAAAGACCCAGAATTAAGAAGTGCGCCAAATGGCGTAAATGTAGGTACATTCACATTGGCAGTAAACAGAACATTCACGAATGCTCAAGGCGAGCGTGAAGCAGATTTTATAAACGTAGTAGTGTTCAAGAAACAAGCTGAAAATGTTAAAAACTACCTTTCTAAAGGGTCGCTGGCAGGTGTAGACGGGCGACTACAAACACGTAGCTACGAAAATAAAGTCGGGCAACGTGTATTTGTGACAGAAGTAGTAGCGGACAGTGTTCAATTCTTAGAACCGAAGAATAACAACCAACAACCAAACAACAATTATCATCAACAAGGACAAACTCAAACTGGTAATAATCCGTTCGACAATACCGAAGAAGACTTTTCTGACTTACCGTTCTGATTGGAATGATTAGATGCCAATAATTACTAGTTATATCACTCAAGATGACGGCACAACAACAGTTGTCATCTCGGGTGTCGAATTAGGCAATAAAGAAACATTACTACTTGATAACGGATTTGATGTGGAAGTCGATGTAAGCGTCATAGATCCGTTTCAAATTACTGGACAACAACGTAAGTTAATATTCGCATTGTGTAACGATATAGAAGCTCATACAGGACAACCTCGAGATTATATGAGGCAAATGTTCCAAGATTATGTGAAGTTTCTGTATGGCTATGAAGAACGTATATCTTTATCAAATTGTTCTCGAACTATAGCTAAGCAAATTATAGAAGCGATGTTTGAGTGGATTTTTACAAATGCGATT